ACTTGAGTGTCATTTGTAGGTGCGTGTAGGTGCTTTAAAAATATTGATAGAACTTCTTCTGCAGTAGTAGCGTCTACAAGCTCTTTGGTCATTTCTACATCTAGTTTGCGACCAAACAAAGCGTGAAGTCTTGCAAAATCACTTTGCTTTGCTACAATCTCAGCAATCTGTCTAAAACGCTTACCTAAAATATACTGACCAGCAGTTTTTAAATCCTTTGATAGCTCTCCACCAAAACCAGCAACCATTCCTACTTCTTGACGAAGGAACTCTTTGCGGTATTGAGTATTGGCAATGTCTAAACTTAAATCAACATACTTTTGTAGCCCAATATTATCAGGGTCACTTATAATCTTAGCAACTAGGTCAGGGTCTTGTGCTGCGTAATCACGAAGAATTTCAATTTCTTTAAGATTAGCCGATAATTTTTTATTAGACTTTTTGATTTCTTTCAAGGACTTAGTTAATTCGTCTATATGCCCTCTAGAATTTTCTATTTCTCTTTCAAGTCTTGCCACAGTTCCAGGATTTATCCTAGGAAGAGGATTATTTAGTAGAACATCAGTCAATGAAACTCTGCGTGCTCCAATTTTAGCGCCTTCTGTTACTACAACTCCTCCAGTGCCACCATAGATAGAGCGGATATTAGAGAATCCGTCAATCTTCCAAATCTGTTTGATAGCATCAATCAATATTAAAGGTACATTTTCGTTTGTCGAAGAAACGGCTTTGGTAATTACAGATGCTAACGACTCACCAGCGTTTCCAAATACCATAGTATCAACTAATTCTTGCTCGTTCTTGCCAGCTAGTTTTAAAAATTCTCCTAGGGCATTACGAGTGTCTTCTGAAAGCTTTGGGTCTGAGGCGGTTTTTCTAAGACTATTGAATAGTTCTGTTCTGCGCTCTACTTCAGCAGCGCGAGCTGCTAGCCCACCAGTACCATAAGTTTTATTTAGGTCAAGGATATTTAGTTCTTTGCTAACTCCAGCGACAAATTCATCTGTTGACATAGTGCCAAGATTCAATCCACCAGGTGTGGGAATCTCATCAAAATAAATTCCAGCAAATATTCCGCGAGTATTATCATAGTCTGCAGTCAACTGAGCAAGTTTATTTACAACTGCTTCTTGTCCACCATTAGTAACAACTTCTGTTACAAATTGAGTAACTTGTGTTTTATCAAGAACGGCAGCAATCTGAGCATCTCCCTCAATTGCCTCTGTAGACTTATAGCCCATTGTAAGAAGTTTTGATGTTCTACTAAATTGAGCCTCTGCCGTAGCAAGAGTTTCTTTTTGTAGTTGACGTTCCTTTTTTAAATATGTATTTTCAGCATTTCGTTTGATGCTTTTTTCTTCTTTAACCAAAGCTTTTTGAGAACGCAATTCTTGACGTGTTAGTATCTTGCTCTCTCTTACAAGAGTTTCTTCTTCAGCTGATAAGACTCTTCCTGCAGCAGCAATAGCGCTTTTTCTGCCAGATTTTTTCTTTGCCAAACCACCAGTTAAAACTGTTCCTAGGGTTCTGTAATCTTCCCCACTTCCCCGTAGTAGTTTCTGTACAGAACCTGGGCCTACCCAAGTAAGAGGGTCAAGTGCTACAGCATTTACTGCATCAATTATTCCTGACATAACTCTATATGGAGTAGTATCTGGATTAGCACCTAGAGTATTGATTGCAAGACGACCAAGAGTGAATGATTCACCATTAATTCGGCCATAAGAACTCATAGCCTTGGCCTGTGCTTTTCCAGCTTGTGTTTCAGGAGTTACAAAGAAACCTGAACCAGTCTGCTTACCCTGAAGTATCTGGCCTAAAGTTGTAGAGTTTGAATTAAGTCCAAGGAATCCAACATCTTTTGCAATATTTTCTGCTTTACCAGCATACAAATCACGAGCAACAGTTGTAATAATTTCTTTAGGAAGAGCAGTAGCAGCAAAAGTATAACGGAGTGAACCTTTAAGTACTCCATAGAGCCAATCAGCAACGTTTTTATTCTGGGTTGTAGCTGATTTAATTTTATCAACATTAACCATATCTTGCTTTAGTTGCGCAAGTCCATCCATTCCTGCTAACTTTTCAATGTTTTTAGTATTAGCATTAAATCCCATTTTAGCAGCACCAAGTAAATAGTCTCTACTTTGGTTAGGAAATCTTTGGTTCAAAGACATAAAGTTTTCTTGAATCATAGGGTCAAGAGTATTTATTGCATTCTGAATAGCGTTATCATTTGCTTTAGCAATTTGATTTACATCCCAAGGACCGCTAAATTCATAATTTTTGCTAGCCTCAAATAGACTATCTTTAATGTTGTATTTCTTAGCCATTAAAGCCCTTCTTCATCAAATGCTTCAACTACTCGTCTCCACATAGGAGTAGGATTGGATGCATAGATTGCACGGGCAAGAACTGAAAGTTCGTTAGGGCTTGCTACTGGTACTGATAGGTCACTAGGTGAACGACCTGGTGTAAGACCTGGAGCACCATCGGTTGCTGGAAGGTTAGGGTCTCCTTGAGAAAAAATATCAGGAAGTGCAGTTCTTGGTGTACTTAATTGAACTCCAGATGTAGGCATAGCTCCAGGCATAGATGCAGTAGGAACACTTGTAGAAGCACCTTGAGCAAGAGAAGTTAAATTTTGAGACTCGCCATAAGAACCACCTGTTGCATTTTGAATCTTTGCTTCACGCTGTATTTTTGCAACACGCGAAGAAATATTTTTATCGGTTCTTTTAGAATCAGCACCTACACCAGAAACCATCTCAGCCATTAGTCCTCATCCTCATCCATATATTTTGAAATTTCATTTACTGAAGGGATTCTCCACTCAACCCAGTCTGGGTAAGATTCTTTATCCATCATAATTGTCATAGCAACATCTGATTTAAAACCTGCTTTTAGCAAAGCATTATAATATTCATTTAGCCAAATACAATACATTTCAAGGCGATTGTATGAATCACTCTCCATAGTATCTCTAGGAGCGATTTTTCTTTTCCTAGACGCAGCCATCTTATCCCTGCAATCCAGCGAGAATTGTTGCTAAGTCAGGAGCGCCACCCTGAGGAGGTTGACCTGGTTGTTGAGGAGCTCCGACGGGAGGTTGTCCAGGAGCGACTGGGGACTGGGGAGCCTGCTCAACTGGAGCCTGTTGGCCCATCGGAGCCATCTCTGACTGCATCGTTGCAGGTGCTTCAGCCACGGGTGGTGGCGTGAATACCGCAAGTGCAGCAGTCTCTATACTATCCCCGTTGCGACGACGTTCGATAACATCAGCAATATTTTTAATTAGATTTGATGGGTCTTGCCCCTGTGCTGCCATAGCTGGTATGGCTTGAGCACTTGCTGTAATTGCTGCTGTGAGGTTATCTCGCATTTTTTCTATTTCGATTCTTTGCTCTTCCAATGTAACGTTTACGTTCCAAGGAAGTTCGCGCCGAATGAAATCCTTTGACACTAACTCAGCACCTAGTGCTTGTAGTGAAAAGATTAGGGCTCTTGATGGGTCGAGTCCAGCCATAAGACCATAACGAACCTCAATTGAGTAATCGTTCTTAATGTCTTTGCTTGGCCTGTACTTAAGTTCGTAAGGCATACCTTGCGCTACACCGCGAACTGTTTTTTCGTCTTCAAAAAGAATTTGGTCAAGTTCAAAGCATCCACTAATAACTTCTTCTAGTGTTTCTGCTAGAACTGTTTGGCCTGCCTTGATTTGGGAATCAAAGCCACCTAGAAGTGCTTGCACTCCTTGACCTGTAATAATGTTAGCATTGATGTTTCCAGTTCTACCTTCAGGGTAGCGAGCACCAATACGTAGTTCTGATTCAAGTGTTGCTTGTTCTTGGAAAGCCGCTGCTGGAACATCAAGTCTTACGCGACCTACACCCTGTGGGGAATCAGTTCTGATAATAGCATCAGGTCCCATAGGTAAATCAATAACATCGTTAGGAACAGTCATAGGAGCCTGGATAGACTTTTCAGCTGCTTCCATAGCTAGGTTAGCAAAACGAGCACGTGCTAGTTGTACACCTACTACATCATCAAACTGTCCGCGTGATTCGTCATCAATTCCAGGGCGACGGGCAATAAATACCATCATCTTACCTAGAGGGTTAGCAGCGCGGCTTAGAACTAAATTGTTTCTATCTGGTATATAAAGAACAATGCTGTCTTTATCCATATAACGAATCATTTCAACTGGTGTTGAAGTATTACCAGTCCAACCAGAAGGTCCTAATATCTTAGCAGAATGCTCAGGATAATCGTTTGCTAATTCACCTACTGTTTTATTATAACGCTTTGAATAAGAGATACAACGACCAAATCTATCAAACTCAGGATAGGAACCAATAGGGTCTTCAACTCTTATTCGTGGAAGTTTAGCATCAAAATCTGCTTCAATTACTAGAGGAAGGAATCCGTATGTAAAATACCAATCAGCACCCCAGTACATCTGAGATTGAAGGCGTGAAGTGTAAATGTAGTTATTAGCAATCATTCCACGCTTATCAGCAAAGGCGCGAGCCTTATCGTTATTTACATTAGTTGTAGAGCAATTGAAAGAAGGTAGTGGGGCTAAAACTTCAGCAAGGTCGCGTGCCGCAACATCAATAAAGTTTGCAACCATTGAAGAATCAGTCCCTGTTGGAAATAGGTCAGGAAAGGAGCTGACCATATTTCCTTTACGGATAGCAAGCATAGTTGCCATTCGGGCATCACGAACAGCGTGCTTGTCCTTAAGGACCTGCACCTTACGCGCTATGCTATCAATATCTAAAGCCATTTGATTCCTATTCTTGATATTCCATCTCATAGTCATCTAAGTTAATAGTGCCTTGATATTGGAGTTGTCTAGGTGTAGCCCACTTATTTGATAAGTGAGTTTGATTCATTCTTCCATTGTTAACTACTTCTCGTGCTCTTAGTTCACAGAACCATAGTGCCATAACACAGTCGGTCTTACCCTTAGTGTCAGGTTTCCAAGTAATCAATTGCTGTATTAAAGCCTTGATTCCTTCTGACCCATCCTGTGAAGGCATTTCTATTAAGTTGTCATCTTGGTGAGTATTATTACGGACAGTGCCAAATAGACCAGACATTGCCGCTACACCAAAGGAAGTATCCCACTTGTTCTTACCAGTGAACTGGCTAGAAAAGCGAATACCATTTGAAGCTAGGAATCTTCTTAAAGTATCATCAAGAGCGTAAGCCTTCTGGTGAGCATTGGTTTCAATTCTCAGTTCATTAGGTCTATACTTCTTTGCCCAGTCTTCAATCAATTGTTGAATCTTCTGAGGAGTGGGGTCTTTCATATTCTCAACATCAAGAATGTAACGCTTACGAGTAGTTCTATCTACAGTCATAATGACTGCTGCGGTATTACCGCTCATAGCAGGGTCTAGGCCCATAATGGTGTAGCCTGAGCGTACCTCAGTTGGGTGACCAGGAGCACCTAGCTTCAATGGACCACGCTTTCGCATACCATTGATAGAGCCTTGCACACATAGAGGTGAGAAGATTGAGTCTTCCTGCACATCTTGCTGCTGATAAACTAAAGCCCAAGCAGAGGCAGATACTTCAGAGCGTCTGCGAAAGAGGGCTGGACCATCCCACTTGGGGTATAGGCCGTTCTCATCTGGCTGAATTTCGTCTTCGTTGCCTTCCCAAGGTATATGGGACTTAGGCCATAGAGTAACCCACTCTTCAGGGGTATCATTAACTTCTAGAACTGCTGGCATCAGCATATATGTAAAGGGAGTCTTACCAGAAGACCAGTGCTCTGGTTGACGTAGCTCTCGGTATAGGTCATTAGGAGCAATACGAGTCCCCACAATAAGCAACTTACCAGCATCACCCAGACGAGTGATAACATCTCGCTGGAGCCATAGCAGTTGCTTCTCCCATTCGTGAGCGTTGGAGGTAGTCACAACGTCATCAAGGATAATCAAGTCTGAACGAGCACCAGTGATTTGACCACCGATACCTAAGGCTTGGACTGTAGGGTCCTTTTCAGTAGAGTCACGAGAGATATAGATTCTCTCAGCTTTCCAAGAGTCAGAGTCTTCTTTCCAACCACCAGCTGAACCATAGACAGCCTGCATCTTAGCCCAACGTTCGTGGCTCAGGCGTTGCTTAATTGAGTATAGATACTCTTTGGCACGTTCCTGGGTTTTGGAGACAATAGTAATTTTGACATTGGGATTCATAGCAATCCGATAGACGCAATAGTTTACAGTGATAACTGTCGACTTAGCGTGTTCAGGAGGCACATTGACCAGGAGGCGTTTAGCAGAAGCCTTCTCATAGGTCATAGAGTCG